TAGCGATCTCCCATACCATGATCCATTGCTGGATCTTCGGCTGCCATTGCGGCATCTTCAGCTTCGCCAGCTTCCATTTCTGGTGCTGCCTCTTCTGCTTCATCATCTTCTTCAGTCTCAACACCAAATGGCTCAAGAGCTTTTAGGACAGCTTGAACAACATCCATGCCTTCGGCATCGTCTGCGTCGCCCATGTCCATCTCTACATCCATATCACCTTCTTCCTCGCCCTCTTCGTGAGCCTCTTCTTCGATGGTGTTTTCCTCAGTAGCGGCACCGTCTTCGGTTACCGTTTCTTCTTCGTCAGTTTCTTCTGTCTCGGTATTCTCTGTAACTTCTTCTTCGTCTGCGAAGAATGTTTCGCTGATGACGTTAACGTCAGCTAACTTAGCCCATCTGCGGATGGTCTGTTCGTTTAGTAGTTTATCTTGCTTTGTCATTTATTCAACTCCTTAATAAATCAGATATACTTAGATGACGTCTTCGTCAACTGTTAGTAAATAGTTGGGTAAAAAGTATTATTCCTCCATGAAATCAAAAAGTCCTCTTTTGCCTGCTTTTTCCATTGCTTTATCTTGAATTTGCTTGACTCTCGGGAAGCTAATCTGTAATCGATCGGCGACGTCTCGCAGGCTTAGACCGCCTGGGTTTTTATTTGCACAAACTACTGAACAGTTACTATCTCCCTCGTAGTCGATCCAGTGTCTACATTCTTGCTTGCTGCATGACTTACTGAGCCTGTCAAAGAAATCAAAACAAATGCTACCATTTTCTAACTTATACAATTTATTTTCTCCGACCGCTTTGGGTTGTTAGGATATGTGTACCACTCTCGATCAAGCCTGCTGAGGTTTGTCGGGCCCACTCTACTTTATGTTGTAGCTCGTCAATACTACGAGCACCAGTGTAAGATAATCCACTGCGAATACCGCCATCAAGATCCCTCAAGATATCAATAGCACTGCCCTTAAATGGAATATATGAGGCAACGCCCTCTGGGGTAGAAGACTTGTTGCGCCAGTTCATTTGTGCATCTTTAGAGGCCATGCCTCGATATTCTTTGACCCTGCTATTATCGGGTAGACTGATCACCCTGCCAGGACTCTCAGTTGTGCCTGCCAGAAGAGACCCACACATCACAAAGTCGGCTCCTGCGGCTAGGGCTTTGACAATATCTCCAGAGGTTTTGATTCCGCCATCTGCGATGATTGCAACATCTCTGTCTGTTTTAGCACAATCAAAGATTGTTTGCAAGCCTGGCAATCCATGACCCGTGACTATACGAGTGCTACAAATGGAGCCGCCACCAATATTACAGCGCACTGCGTTGGCACCCCAATCAGCAAGATCGTTGATACCTTCTAACGTGCAGACGTTGCCTGCCATAATATAAATATTATTTCCATATTCTTGCCGCAAAGTCGTAAGTGCTTTCTTCATCAAGGCATGATGTCCATGGGCAACATCCACACAGAGGATATCAACACCAGCACTGATAAGCGCCTCGGTACGCTCTAGGTAATCACCCGTCACGCCGATAGCAGCGGCGAGCTTTTTCTCAACCAAGTTAGTAGCCTTGTCTACTTCGACTGCCATAGCTTGTTGCTCTGTGATAGAGTTGTAACGGTGGAGTACAGCAAGCCCGCCAGCGTTAATCATGGTGACTGCCATCTCTGTTTCAGACACGGTGTCCATCGGTGAAGCAATGATAGGTAAAGTAAACTCTCTGTGCCCAAGGTAGTTTGTAATGTCTACCTCGCTCCTACTTTCGATATCGCTGTACTGCGGCACCAAAAGCATATCATCATAAGTGACTGCTTCTTTAAACTTCACTTTGTTCTCCTACAAGTTCAGTGACTTTGTTTTGACAGGCTGGGCAGAATAACCTAACCATCTCGTTCTTAGCTCTAACTACTACTTTCCAACTCATGTGTGCTTCTCTTGTCTTTGGGAATTCCATACTACAAGTAGAACATGTTTTTGGTAGTTTGTCAAACAAATTAATCTGCTTCTGCATCCGCCGTTGGGCTTCCTCAGACGCTTGCTTCTGCTTTTTATTCTTAGCCTTGCGCTTGAGGCTTTTCTTTTGTTTCTTATCCACTGTACCCCTTTCTTTATAAGGATACCACACCTATACTATTTGTAAAGGATTTATTTATTCTTCTTCGGAAGGTTCTTCTGAGGGTGCGTCACCCGAAGTATCCTTGGCGGCAAGCTGTACGTTCATCCAAGATTGACCCAGAGGGTTTTCAACTGGAGCCTCGGCGAATCTCTGCACCGATCTTGTTGCTTCCTTGGTTGGTGGCACTGGCTCATTGTTGACAACGATTGTAAAATTATTAGCGCCAAATAGCTCTTGATAGTTTTCCTTATTGTCCTGAACTTGCTGCCACATCTTCTGTACTTCTTCAGGGTCTAACTTTCTTTCTCTCTTTGCGTTTTGCTTTAGAGCACGATCTAGGGAGGTGTCCACAAAGATCATGTAGGTGTCGTACCCAAGGTCAATCAAGCGTTGCCTTTTTTGCACCATCTTATTATAATCTTTGCCAGTACCATCAATCAGCATCCCCAGGCGACCAGCGGCATAATAGCCCTGAAGCTTTGCTAGCTTACCCTTGGCGATGGCTCGGGTAGAGTCGGCTCGCTTACCCAGCAGACCAATCTGTTGTGCTAGTTCTTTTGCATCTTGTCCTTTATACTCGCCGCCTTCTTTGGCAGCTTGCGAGATGGCACCAAGATCAGCGAGTGGGATACCCATCTTCTTGAGGCCTATCTCAAACAAGTTGTCGCTATTAACATATTTAAGCCCATAGCGACCAACAAACGAGGCAGCATCAAACTGCTTATCCTTGCCAGCTTCTCTGGCATCAAACATTACGTCAGCCACATAAGATTTACCACTGCCTGGTCCGCCCGCTGTGAAGACTGCTTTGAGAATGCCCTTATCATAAACACCCTCATCCAGTAGTTCTTCATTGACTACGCCAGGCTGATCAAGCAAAAAGCTTTGACGCTCCTGTAGCATCTCTCTTTGTGTTTCTATAATTAACTCTCTGAGTTGTTTGATGTTCATGTTCTACTTGCTCCCCTTCTCCAATAAAACATTTCTAAGCTCTTCCTGAATAATTTTATTCAGTGTGTTATTTGAGATTTTAATATGGCGTTTTTTGCTTTCGCCGAATGGCAGTTCGCCTTGACCTTCTGGCTCGGCTGCCAAGCCTTTGGTCTGGCTCTTATAAAGGCTGCCGCCTTGTGCCAATAGATTCAACACGCCCTTTACGCTGCCGATGTTTCCATGACCGCCTCTTAGTTTCTTGAGGGCATCATATTTCTCGTCTTCGAGCTTATCATCACCAAAGGGGAACTGTACACTAAGGTTGAATACGGTTTTAGATGTGTCGCCTCGGTTTGGAATAGCCTTGAGTTCTATCTCAATATGCTCTGGGTAATATATATCATACCTCAAAACACCTGTGGTGATTGACTCTATGTGAGCAATTGGCTTGCTCTTCATATCTGGAATAATACTCGCCAGCACTTTAGTTAAGTGTTCTTCATATTCTACAGCGGCTTTGACCAGTGCATCATAAAGGTCGTTGTCTCTGCCACGATCTAACAAGCCAGCATGGATCGTCTTATTGATCCCCGCCAGGTTCATCTCGCCTTGGGTTTCTTCTGCTAACTCTTGTCTAATAATATTTCGTAGTTGAGTTTTTGTGATTTTCACTTTAATCTCCCTCGCTATCTACTAGTCTGTCTAGGATAGCTTGTAGTCTTTCATGCTGGGACTTATGTGCCTGCACGGCTTTCTTAAGCTCTGCTATAACATCATTCATCGTATCTTTGTCACGATCTGAGATTTCTTCTTTAATAATATTTCGCAGTTGGTCTTTGGTGATTTTCATTTTAAAATCCGAATCCAGCGCCTTCGCTGCCGCTTCTACCAACGTCACCAATTACGGTCCTAAGTTGATCTTCTGCGTCCATAAGCGGATGGTAGTCACCCCCCTGTTCTCTAATATAATCTCCAAGAAGTTCCTGTGCCTTCTCTAGGTGTTGCATAACAACCTCAAGTTCTTCGTCCAGCCGTTCCTTGAGGAGTTCCTCTTTGATTATTTGTTGTAATTGTTGTTTTGTAATTTTCATTTGTTATCCCTCAGCCTAAATCATCTTCGTCAGATAGACGATTACCTGCCTCTTTGGTTAGCATTGTTGCAGTTTCAAAAATTATCTCTGGGTCCGCATCTTGTCCCTCTAGTTCCTTCTTGAACTCCATGAACATGCCAGTAGCTTTCTTGAAGCGAGGGTCTTCTAGCGCCGCTCTCTGCTTGTCGTTAAGGTTCTGATTTTTTGCTACAGACCTGAGCGTGTAGGTGTATGCGTATGTTGCTTTGTCTGTGTTTTCGTCACCGACCAAACCAAGCTCTTTGAGCATTGCTTCGACAACTTCTTTTTGTCGATCGCCCTGGTTGCCAGAATACCTGACTTCTGTAATATACTTGCGCCACTCTGATAATAGTTCTTTCATCTAACATGCCCCTTCGCAGCTAGTGCAAGCGCAACAGCCACAGCAGCAGCAACAGTGGCTGCTATTGAATAAGTTAACTAATTTGTGTAAAAAGTTTTTCATGAGTCCATCTCCAATGCTAACATGATCTCGTCCATTGCCTTAGAGATGTTCCTAGCAGCATCATCAAGATAACTCTGTGCATCTTGAATCGGAACGCTGCCGCCCAACTTATCAACAATGTCGTTTGAAAGTGAACCGATCTTTTGACGCATCTCCATTAAAGCCGCAACGTGTGGCTGGTCTGCGTGAGGGTTTTTACCAAGGTCTGCGTAGCGACCAACCTCTTCTTTAATAATTTGTTTTAGTTGCTGCTTTGTAATCTTCATCTTAGATGTCCATCTTGCTCATGTCTATATCGCCAGCACCAGTTTCGCTTGGCTTTGTTCCACCATGGCGATTCTGCATAGCTAGAAGATCATCCATAATCTCTGGTGTTCCACCCATCTCTTGGGCTACTCGCATAAGCTCTTGGAACAGTACTTCCATTTGTGTGCTGTACTCTTCGTTCATCTCTCTAGCAACTTCTTCTTTAATGATTTGTTTGAGTTGTTCTTTAGTAATCTTCATTTGATAAATCCCCTTTGGGCACCTTGCGGGTGCGGTAATACAATATAAATAGTTACTATATGTTATAAAAGCCTAAGATTATGCTTGACGCTGTAAGTACTAAATCCCCATCGTGGTTCATGTTTAAGCTTGCCAACGTAAATACGATTAGTTTTAATAATGTCTGTGTCTTTTACACCCCAGCATTTGATCTGCTCATCTGCTCCGTTGTGATCTGTCACTGACACAATATAATATTTCTTGCCGTGCTTCGTCTTCTTGACCTTGATCTCTCTTGGAATGAACCAACAAAGGATAAGCTCGGGGTCGAACTCGGAGATGGGAGGGCAACCCTTATTCATGAGAGCTTGCTTTGTAAAATCATCCATGATTAGATCGATAGGATAGATTCCCGTCAAGGTTGTTAGATGTTCTATCTTTTCTTCCTTTGTAAAGCTACCTTCTTCTTTGTATGCGTCAATATTCTCAATTAGGTTCTTCTCCTTGCGTGGGCGATCGACTGCCACAGAAGACCAAAAGTGTTTCATCCCTGTGAAGCGATCATCCATCAACTCATTCAATGCCTGGCTTCGGACCAGGACGTCCAGTGCCTTCTTGTTTAGTTTGGAGTAAGTAATGTTTTCATTGAAAATAAACTCCTCAATCGTATTGAAAGGTCGGTGGTCCAAGATTTGCTGGATAGCTGTTGATCCCAACCCCTTGATCGCAGTCAACGGCTGGATGAGGTTTTGCCCATCCTCGGAGATCTCCCAAACCATTCCTGACTTGTTGATGCTGGCTGGTACGATGTTGAAGCCAAACTTCTTGGCTGTGTTGATTGCTGCCATCTTGCGCTTCTCTGGCTCCTTGTCCAAGAACGCTGCGATCCATTCGGTCGGATAATAGTGTGCCAACCAAGCGCACTGAAACGACACCGCTCCGTAAGATACTGCATGTGACAAGTTGAAGCCGTAGCCTGAGAAGAATACCATCTTTGCCCAAAGGTCTTTAGCAACCTGCTCCGATAGCCCCTTGTCATTGCAGCCTTTGACAAACTTAGCGTAGATCTTATCTCTTACGCTGTCTTTGCCTGTGCCACGCTTGGTAAGAACCTTGCGGAGGAGATTCCCTTCGTCTAGCGAGATGTTATCTCCCAGCTTGTGAGCCAGCATAGCCAACTGCTCTTGGAACACCAGTAACCCGTATGTATCCCCTAGCACCTCCTCGATAAGCGGGTGCTTATACTCTACCTGATCTGGATTGCTCTTATTGGCAATATACATCTTATCCGCTTTTGCCGACAAAGGTCCTGGTCTAAAGATTGCCGTGATGGCTGCAAAGTCCATAAGCGACTCTGGTTTTGCCTCTTGGCAGAAAGCCTGGGCTGGTCCGCTGGTCATCTGGAAAACGCCCGCCCACTTACCTTTATGGAAAATATTTTTCCAGACTTCTTGGTCATCGAAGTCGATTACATCGGGGTGTAATTTCTCATCATAAAAGGCACGGACCTGTTCAAAGGTCGGCTCTTCAATGCCGTGATGGCGCTTGAGCACATGTCGAATTGCTCCCGAAATCATACGGAGAGTTGAGAGTCCGAGAAGGTCAAACTTAATAAAACCGAGCGGCTCAAGGTGCCTGACGTTCTGCCCCTCGCTCCACGGGGTTTGCATCACACCACCTGAGTTGATCAATGGCATGTGCTTATCCAAGTTCTCTGCCACAACGATGCCACCAGCGTGCCTACTCACACTACGAACATTGCCAAAAAGATTGTCAACATGCGTTGCGATCTCGGGGTACTTGTCGAAGAACGCCTGGAGTGTTTCGCTGTACTTCTTCACTTCCTCAAATGTCGGGACGTAAACGCCCGCAGTCTGACCGTGGGCTGCTTTGGCTTTAGGGGTAGCTTCGCTCATCATGACGCCTGTGACTTTGTTCACCTCTGCAAACGGGACGCCATAGAACTTCCCAATGTCTTTGATGAGTGAGCGCAACTGGAGCGTGTTGAAGTTGCTGATGGGGACAACATTGACGCCGATCTTCCCCCACTCCTCTGCGAGTTGCTCCTTGAGTTGCATTGGCTCCTCAACATCAAAGTCGATGTCGGGGTAGCCTTTGCCGCCCTTGGTTAGGAACCTCTCAAACTGGAGAGCATACTTGATTGGGTCGACCTGCGTAATGTCTAGGACGTAGGATAATAATGATCCTGCTGCCGAGCCTCGACCGAGACCCACAAGCATCTCCTCTTGCGCCCTGTCGCTAATAGCCTTCATCGTCAAGAAGTATTGAGCGAAGCCTCGATCTTTAATAACCGACAACTCATACTTGAGGCGATCGATATACTCTTGGTCTTTAAGGTCTTTATCTTTTAGCCCCTTGAGTGCCTGCTTTGTTAGGGTCTGCATTGCCGTGCTACCCTCTGGCACAACAAAATCTGGTAGGCGAACTTCGCTGTCTGGTAGGAAGTCCTCGATACGATCAAAGGCGATCTGATGTGTGCGCTCAATGCTAGCCAACACAAAGTCATCATCATACTCTACCTTAGATCGACCTGCGTACTTCTTGTAGGCATCCCACATCTGATCCCCGTTGCGAGGATATAACTCATAGCCGATCTCTTCTACCGACTCTGGCAGCCTATGAGCGTCCTGATCTTCATAAGGAGCTTTGCCCGCCCACCCAATACGGCGGTACATCTCACGGTCCTTCCACAATTCTGGTCGTGGGTAATGGCTGTCGGATGTACTGATAACCTCTGCGCCCATCTCGGTACAGGCTTGGATGATTAGGTCATTGACAATGTGCTGCTCTGGAATGTCGTTCCACTGGATCTCCCCGTAGAACCTGTCGCCAAAGATATCCTGGAACTCCCCGATCGTCTGCCGCATCGATGCTAAAACCATGTCTGCGTCGTACTCGTGAGTGACTGGATCACGGTGCTTCCAAAAGTCCCCAAAGAGCGGACCTGACATACAAGCACTGCTAACAAGCAAGCCCTCGTTGTATTTGTCCAACATCTCAAAGTCGATACGGGGGTAGCGATAAAAATTCTCGGGACGGTAACTGTCCGATACAAGCTTGAAGAGGTTGCTCAATCCAACCTGATTCTGAACCAATAGAACCAAATGCCTGCGGATGTTTAGAGGGTTGAACTTCTTCTGGCGGTTCTCATCCTCAACAACCATAGCAAACTCTTCTTTCTTTTGCCGCTTGCTACTGGCTTTGTGTTCTTCGTACTGTTGACGCCACTTCTTGTGTGACTTGATAAAGTAAGCTTCACAACCATAGATTGCTTTGAAGTCTTTTCCATCTGCCCTCATCTTCTTTAGGTGCTCAACCTGGAAGGATAAGCCATTCATGTGTCCGTGGTCGGTAAGCGAGTGGGCATTCATCCCATTCTCAAAGGCGAAGTCCATATGTTCGCCTGGCATACCTAAGCCATCAAACGGGGAAAGTCCTGAGTGGGCGTGGAGTCCCACAAAAGGAATCTTGCTCTCGATTCGTTTTGTCATGTGCAACCTTTACTTTGCTTTTTTATATTATACTATTCTTCTTCGGATTTGTCAAGCTCTTCTTTTTTACCGAAGACTTCTTTGGTGCCATCCTGATATGTGATGATCGTCTGATTGGCTGGGTGTGGCTCGATGTGTACCTTTACAAAGTCACTCATACTATCAAAGATAGCGATACCACCACGAGGTGGTGGGTAGAGCCAATGCACCACACACTGACCCGTTGCCATCTTCACACCTTCGATCACAACGCCTTCGCCTGAGACTCCTGTTTCATCTGCCTGGCGATATACCGTGAAACTAGTAATCCCTCTAGGTGCCAATTTTGAAGGTGGCTTAGGAATTAAGTCATCTGGCAATTCTTCGTCTGATACTTTATTTTCTTCATCTGACATTTTTATTTCCTCCATGGGTCTAGATCAAAGCAGCGGTAACGATTTTGTTTAATCTGTTCTTGCAAACTGTTCTGACCTCATCTCCTCGGTAAATTTCTTTCCTGTGTTCGGGCTGATTCCAATACTCATACATATCGTCTTCCACCCAATCTATCCTAAGGCTAGACCATGAGTCATCGCCCTCTGCAATACTTTTAATTATGCCGAGTCTCAATAAACCGTTATGGTCCTGCCAAACAACATCTCCGATGTCCATGTTATCCTATCAACCTTCCTATATCTGAAGTGATTGCTAACGCCATTATTCCTACCACAAATGCCAAACCAACATAGGATAGCCAAGCACGAGTCCTGTACTTAACTTTACGTCCCATTATTGTCTCTGCTATAGAGAATACCACATGTCCGCCATCTAGTAAAGGGATTGGTAGTAAATTAATTATTCACAAGTTGATAATCAAGAAAGCTATCCACTGATAAATAAAGCCGTTGTCTTTAGTTTGGGTTGATCTTGCCTGTGCCTGTTCTGTGATCTCGTAGATAGCTACGGGTCCGCCGACGTCCTTTACTGATACTCCCCTGTCTTTTATGATGTCTATTGATTTGTATATATTATAATACATTTTATGTGTTGTGTCAACACTTCCCTTCCAAGCCCATGGGGCACTAACCGTGCCAACATTTGAACCATCGGGTGCTTTAACATCTGACCAAGGCATACCCCACAAGTAAAAGAAAAATATAGCATAAGGTAGAGCTAGGTTTGTAGCTGGTCCTGCTAGGGCTATTATCATTCTCCTTAGTGGATGTGCTGCCCAAAAAGACTTAGGATTTCGTGTTGTATTATTATAATCTTCTTCACCCTCGAACTTTACATAGCCGCCGAGAGGCAGTAGACCGAGAGACCACTTGTTGCCAAATGCGTTGAATGAAAAAATTTTCGGTCCAAAGCCCACTGAGAATTCTTGGATGCCGACGCCGCACAAACGACCGACGACATAATGCCCAAGCTCATGAATAAAAACTAATGATAATATTATTACTAATAAGAGAAGCATTGGAAGTCACCATACCTTTGTATTTTATTTCTGCTTTGGCGCTGGATTGGTATCTCTGGCAAGCCGATGCCTGGTATCACCCATTTTTCTTTAGGCTTGCAATCTATGGGCGTCCAAAACTTTATATGATTATGAATCTTTTTGTTTTCTTCTTTTAGATTGTTTATTTCTTCGCTCTGCTTAGAGATAACCCGCTCAAGGTTGACCACTGCATGATTGGTAGCTTTCTGTAGGCTTCCCTCTAAATCTATCTGATTATAAAGATATAATAAAAAGCCCATGAAAATAGCACAAACTAATGTTGCCACCATAGAAGTCCACACCAAGCCAGACAGATAATTCGTCTTAGGCATAGCCTCTGGTGTTACGTCGTAGACCTGCGGCTCGTGCATGGCGTTATATGCGTTCTCTTTAATTCTCTGATATGCTTCACGCTCCCGCTGATTTGCTGGAGGCATCACGGTTTCGGTGGCTCTATGGTATTCGATTCAGTAGAATCTAAGTTCATATTCTTTTTCGCCCACAGGTCCATCTCTGATATCACAATTGTCTCGGCTACAAATGTACGAACTGCGTTTAGATTTGAGCCTAGCCCGATGTTTTCCATGGCTGGGAATCCTGCAAATATCATCGATACTAGCTCTCCCTTCTCATTCAAAATAGGCGAGCCGCTTGAGCCTGGCTTTGTTGGTAACGTGAAGAACATATAGTTTTTATATCCAACACCTGCATAATAACCGTCAAACATAAGCAACATCCCTGGACCAAAAATACCTCTGGGTGCGGCGGGGTTGTATACCTTCTCGCCCATCTTTGGCATCTTTTTAGAAATTGGAATTACTTTGGGGCGCTTCTTAGCCTTGTAGCCAGTCACTCTGAGTATGCACACATCCGAAGTCATCTCATATGCAACTATCTCTGCTGCCTTCAACACGCCTCGATAGGACAAAGTGACATAAGTGCTAGCCACCGTGTTCAAGGAGAACCCTGCCATTTTCTTATTCTTTATCTTCTTTTGGCAAGAATGTCCCGCAGTCAAAGCGTATGCGATTGTAGGGTCTACTTCGCTATGACCGATGATGGCTCCTGACGAAGTATACCTAACGGCACCTACTGTGCATCGCTCGCCCTCTTTGCCATCTTTGTCAGTTATAGTTTGACATGCCTGGATAGCATGAGTTGCCTCAATTCGTACAAAAGATGCGAAGGGCATCCTTTCGTGTGGCTTGTCATCTTTCTTGACCACTTGCTTGGTGGAATAACATCCACCCATGCAGCCCATTTGTAATAACACCAGCAGAGTGGCTAATCTTAGGATCGGTAATTTTACTCTCATGTAGTAAATATGAGGCATTTTGGTGTTTTGTTGACTAGTTACGAATGTTTATGACACTTCATTGTCAAAGGTGGGATTCTAATAAGTTATGAAAATTCTAACAATCATCGCAACAATATCGTTTTTACTACTATCTCCTTCAGCTTCTTTTGGGGGCGAGGTCAATAATGAGAGCCAGAAGCAAGCCTCAATTGTTATACAGCAGGCTTGGAAAGAAGCTACTGAGGGTCGATGGAAATATACCAAAGACGACGTAAATATTACCAAGCAAGTCCTAGTTACTCTTGTAAAGGGCGTAAAGTTCATGGACATGGAAACTCAAAAGCCCCTATACAAGGAGATAACTAAGCTTCCTTTCGTGACCTATGCTGGGGAAGCAAAGTAATATGCAAGGATGCGCAAAAGAACTATAGTCTTAGCTTCTGTACTTTCATTAGTCTCTCTTGTTGCTATAATATCTTTTTTTGCTTTTGCCGAGCCTTCGCCGCAAATCATAATACCCAAGCAAACAACCTACTACCTACAAGGTCAAAAACGTAATTGCTTGTGGGTTATCCAAACGTTAGACACCTTAGATAATAATCCTAACTCTATGACTCGTATTGCCATAGGCATACCCGCAGCTAATAGAGTTGGCGTGATCAGAGGCGTGATTCAGACCTCAAAAGGAAATCAATTACTTTTAGCATTCGCAATGCCAGGCAGGGAGGCGAACCCTCCCATTATATTAAGTGCAGACATTCCCGATGACCTACCAGCAAAACAATTATCTTTTAGCTGGCTTGGTAGCGAGATGTTTAAGATGAAACTTTTTCATGATCAGAAGGCTTGCTTAGAGAGCGTAGCCGAATGGACAAGATAACCAAGCTATTAATAATTGTTTTACTAGTCTTTTGTCAGTCGTGTACTGATGATGAGGAGCTTGTGCCGCTTGAGTGCCGTCCAGGTGAGCAAATATTGTGCAACCACGAGGGATTAGATTTTCCTAACGGTGTCACAGATCCACCACCCGCAAGACCAGGGCAGTGCTCTTATGGACTAAGAACCTGCGACTTTCAAGGCTGGTCAGAGTGTACGGGTGCCAAAGGTCCCTCCGAAGAAATATGCGATGGAATTGATAATGACTGCGATGGCGAGATAGACGAATCATACCCAGAAAAGCATCAGTTGTGTGGATTTGTAGAGGGTACTTCTTATGGGGTTGGGGTCTGCACCCCAGGAGTTATGACCTGCGATAACGGCGCTGTGTACTGTAGCGGACACATTGGTCCGTCTGATGAGATATGCGATGGACTAGACAACAACTGCGATGGGTCAATAGATGAGGGAATAGCAAATTCTACTGCTATCGTTTGCTATGAAGGACCCGCTGGAACAAGGGGTGTTGGGGAGTGTCGTGCTGGTGTCCGATACTGCACTATCGGTGGAT